TACAATAACCTACCAGTGCTGGCCCAGCACATAGAGCAGCATCCCAACAGCGGTGGGTTTGAATTTTATTTTATCAACTCCCGCACAGATGCAGAATTTAAAAATGGGCGTCAGGCCATTAACTACTTACGCACACAATTGTGAATAATTTCCGTGAATTACATCCCATCATAACTACCATTGAGTGTGTTGCCGTGGGGTAAAAATCAATTACCTGAGGAGGTGACTTTCAATCATAACCTCACGGCACACACTATCCGACATCTGCGTCCTGCAAATGTCATCAAACCCTGTACAACCCCTGAAATTTGTGTTATACTAGTTTAAGAAGGTGACATTTAAATATGACTGAAATCGAAACCGCAACAGCGCCCAAAGTATTCAACGGCGAGGAGAAGCAGAAGCTGATTCAGCTGGTAAAAGAAGGCATCCAGGTAATGCGCGAACTGGAAACTCTGCGTGAAGGGCTCAATGACACTGTCAAGGCCCTGGCTGATGAATTTGAGATCAAGCCTGGTGTGCTGAAGAAAGCTATCAAAACTGCCTACAAAAATGATTTTGAGCGGGCAGACGACGAGCACGTTCAGTTGGAGAACATTCTTATCGCTGCTGGAGCCAAGTAACTACAAGCATGAGTTATACTGACGCAATCTTCGACAGAGACAAAGATCGAATACTGGTTGCGGAACGAGTAGATGGAAGCAGGGTGTTTCGAGAATACCCTGCTTCCTACGTTTTCTACTACGACAACCCAAAGGGTAAATTTCGGACAATCTACGACACGCCGGTCAGCAGATTCACCACACACAGCAATAAAGAATTTAAAAAGGAACTCAGATCTCAACACGGTGTCAGAACCTGGGAAAGTGACATCAATCCCGTGTTCAAATGTCTGTCAGAGAACTACAGACATCAGCCAGCGCCACAGTTGCACACAGCCTTTCTCGACATTGAAACTGATTTTTCCGCAGAGCGTGGATTCAGTAAACCCAGTGATCCGTTCTCAGCAGTCACAGCCGTTACCCTGTATCTGGACTGGTTGGATCAGCTGATCACACTGGCACTGCCGCCCAGCACACTGACCATGGCCGCTGCCACTGAGCTGGTTAAAGATATTCCCAATGTGTACTTGTTTGATGACGAAGGTCAGATGCTGATTACTATGCTGGATCTGATTGATGACTCAGATGTGGTCAGCGGCTGGAACAGTGAAGGGTATGATATTCCCTATCTGGTGAACCGCATCACCACAGTGCTGAGCAAAGACGACAACCGTCGCTGGTGTTACTGGGATCAGTTGCCCAAGCTGAGAACCTTTGAACGCTATGGTGCTGAGCAGAGCACATATGATCTGATTGGCAGAATTCATCTGGATTACATGCAGCTATATCGCAAGTATACATATGAAGAACGCCACAGCTACAGCTTGGATGCCATTGGTGAGTATGAGCTGAATGAGCATAAGACTCCATATGAGGGCACCCTGGATCAGTTGTACAACAATGACTTCCATAAATTTATTGAATACAACCGCCAGGACGTGGTGCTGTTGGGCAAGCTGGATCGTAAGCTGAGGTTTATTGATCTGGCCAATGAACTGGCACACGACAGCACTGTACTGATCCCCACAACCATGGGCGCAGTGGCAGTGACTGAGCAGGCAGTTATCAATGAAGCACACGATCACAATCTAGTAGTACCGGATAAAATCCGTGTAACTGATGATGTCGAAGACCGCGCGGCAGGAGCGTATGTGGCCTATCCCAAGAAGGGATTACATGACTGGGTGGGGATCGTGGATATCAACAGCCTGTACCCCAGTGTGATTCGTGCGCTGAATATGGCTCCCGAGACCATTGTGGGGCAAATACGGCAAGACCTCACTGAACCATATATACAGGCAAAAATGACCGCTGGTGCAACCTTTGCTGGCGCATGGGAAGGGCTATTTGGTACGCTGGAGTACACTGCGGTGATTAATCAGGATCGTGCTCAGGTACTTACTGTGGACTGGGAAAAAGGTGGTAGCACTGAGCTCAGCGCAGCACAGCTACATCAGATGATCTGGGCAGAGAATCGTCCATGGATTCTCACAGCTAATGGTACTATATTTAATTCCCAGCGTGAAGGTATTATACCAGGATTGTTGCGCAGATGGTATGCTGAGCGTAAAGATCTGCAGAAAAAGAAAAAGGAAGCTACTACCAAAGAAGATATTGCCTTCTGGGACAAGAGACAATCTGTAAAGAAAATTTTGCTTAATTCCGCCTACGGATCTTTATTGAATCAGCATTGCAGGTTCAATGACAAACGCATTGGCCAGAGCACTACCCTTGGCGGCAGAGCAATCGTGCAACATATGTGTGCAGTTGTAAACCAGAATATCACTGGAGATTATAGCCATACTGGTACTGCTGTGATCTACGGGGATACTGATAGTACACATTTCAGTGCGTGGCCCAGCATTCAAGCTGAAGTAGCTGCTGGCAGCATGGAATGGAACCGTGATCTGTGTGTGGGCTTATATGATGCCATTGCAGAACAGGTCAATGACAGTTTTCCTGAGTTCTGTGCTGGAGCATTTCATACACCACGGGCCAATGGCGAGCTGATTCGCTGCGGTCGCGAACTGGTGGCCAGCAAGGGATTGTACATCACCAAGAAGCGGTATGCCGTGCTGATCTATGATCTAGAAGGCAAGCGCCTGGACACTGATGGCAAGCCTGGCAAGCTCAAGGCCATGGGGCTGGATCTCAAGCGAGCTGATACGCCCAAAGTGGTACAAACCTTTCTCAGCAGTATCCTGCTGGAACTGTTGCAGGGCACTGCGCAGAGTGATATTGTACAGCAGATCAGAACTTTTAAGCAGGAGTTCCAGAGCAGACCAGCCTGGGAGAAAGGTACGCCCAAGCGAGTTAACAATCTCACCAAGTATGGCAGTGCTGAGTTTGCTAAGGGTAAAACCAGTATGCCAGGACATGTCAGAGCCGCACTGAACTGGAACACACTGAGAAAGGTTCATTCAGACCACTACAGCATCAGTATTGTAGATGGCATGAAGGTGATTGTGTGCAAACTCAAACCCAATCCCATGAACTATACGTCAGTAGCTTATCCCATTGATGAGCTGAGATTGCCTGAGTGGTTCAAGGTGTTGCCGTTTGATCAGACACTGATGGAAACCACCATCGTGGATACTAAAATTGACAACCTGCTGGGTGACCTGGGCTGGGACTTGCAGAGTTCCACCACCAGTCAGGGTGATGTCTTCTCAGCATTATTCAGCATTAATTAACAAATATTTTCACCGTCTGTACTGGGTCTAAATACTTTCAGTGCTATACTAAAAGGAAACTATGTCTCTTATCAACATTCTCAAAGAAATTGTAACTTACACCACCAGTGCAGATCTTGATCTGGTCAAGATCACTGGCACTACCACCGGAACTATTTTGGAAGCCGTTGCCAGCAACAAAAGCGTGGTGTTGCAGGCAAAGTTCCGGCAGGCTATTCCGGAATTCATCGGTACTGTGGGCTTGCCCAATCTGGGCAAACTCAGTGTGATCCTCAACATTCCTGAATACCGAGAAAATGCTCAGATATCCACAACTACTCAGAGCGGTGGTGAATTGGCCACCATTGAGTTCAACAATCAATACAATGACTTTGCCAACACCTATCGCTTGATGAATTCAGCTTTGGTCAACAGTCAGGTCACCAGTGTGACTTTCAAGACACAATCATGGAATCTGGACTTTGAGCCGCTAACTGCCAATGTACAGAAGTTTCGGTATCAGACTCAGGCGCTGAGTGACAGTGTGCAGTTCCAGACCTTTACCAAGGGCGGCAATCTGTACTTTGAAATGGGTGAAGTCAGCAGCCATCAGGGTAACTTTGTGTTCCAGGGTCCAGTGAGTGGTCGGCTGGCTGATCGCCTCAGCTGGCCAGTGAAGCAGGTGCTGGCTATCCTGAGCTTGACTGGTGACAAACGTATGAAAATCAGCGATGCTGGTGCCATGCAGATCACAGTGCTCAGCGGTGTCGCTGATTACACATACATCATTCCAGTACAGAAGAAATAACATGACACAGCCCGAACGTTACCAACTGGATCAGAATATTCAGCGAGCCGCTCGGCAAATTTGGGTTACGTTTCAGCGGGTGGGATTCCACCGATATCCAGCCGCTGAAACTGATCCCACATTGGCTGATGTCAGCTATCTGGCGCAACGACACCGACATCTGTTCAAGTTCCGAGTCAGTATTGATGTATGGCATCAGGATCGCGATATTGAGTTTCATCAATTCCTGAATTATTGCGAGAGCTTGTTTAATAATCAGTCCATAGAGATTGATTACCGCAGTGTGGAAATGCTGGCTGATGACTTGTATACTCAGCTGGTACAACGATATCCAGGTCGCAGCATGACCATTGAAGTGAACGAAGATGGTGAATGTGGGTGTAGTGTGGTGTATCCAGCGTTTGCTACACTGGGTGAATGTTGTTAAAGAGGATTAAATTAGTAAACCCCCTGAGTCACATAAGTAATATACAGGGATCTACTATGTCAGAAAAATTGTGTAAGCTGTGCGGAGCGCCTGTGACCAGATTTGTGAAATACAAGCAAGAATGGTGGGACTGGTGTTCTAATCGCTGTATGGGAGCCGACCCACTGGTTCTTGAAAAAAAGAAACAAACGATGCTATTAAAATTTGGCGTAGACCATCCCATGCACTCTGATGTATTTCGTGATAAGCAGAAGCAGTCACTGGTTGATCATTATGGAGTTGATAATCCATCCAAAAGTGACGAAGTGAAAGCAATAATGAAGGCCACGTTTATTCAAAAGTACGGCGTGGACAATCCTTCAAAAGATTCAGCAGTAATTGAACAAATACGGGCAAAAGCTGTTTCTAGGTATGAGACAAACAAGGATGAGATACTGAGTAAGCGCAGAGCGACAAGTTTACAAACATTTGGCGTTACTAGTAACAAATATAAGCATATTACTCCGGAGTCATTGGCGTTGATGAACGATCTTGAATGGTTAAAAAACCAACACTTTGACCAGAAAAAATCGTTCAACGAGATAGCCCAAGAGTTGGGAATATCCGCTACTCCGATTCTACACAGGTTTATGCTTGCTGGGTTGAAGCCCACTAGATTTAACACTTCACTGGTTGAGCGTGAAATTCTAGAATTCATTCGTGCCAATTACACTGGCGAAATAAGAACTACTGATCGGACTGTGATTGCTCCGCATGAGTTGGATATTTACCTACCTGCGCTGGGGTTGGCAATAGAAGTCAACGGAGTTTTCTGGCATAGCCAAGAACGTGGCAAAGGTCGTGGTTACCACCTGGGTAAAACAATCCAATGTGAATCCCATGGTATTCACGTGCTGCATATATACGACACT